ATGCGTAGTAAATTATTAACTTGTGAGGGATGCCATGTGGTGTTGCCGCGTGGTGTTGCTATGCCTCGGGCGGTGAGTGCTGTGGCGATATCGCGCAGAGTGGTTGCACCAGTCTTTTTTGTGATGTCGTTAAGAATTGGCTCTATGCGGTTGGCGTAGTCATCTGCTTTTTGCACGATGACTTTGATGCCTGCGACTGAGCCGATCTCTGGTGTTGGGCTGCCAAGCTTGACACCCTTGCGCTTGAGTGCAGCCAACGCTTGGGTTGTGCGCTCAGAGATGACACGGGCCTCATGCTCTGCCATGACAGACATCATCTGCATGAAAGTACGGTTGGCTTCTGGCATGTCTGCGCAGACAAAATTGACTTTGCCGTTAAGCAGTGTGGCGATGAACTGGACATCACGGGCAAGCCGGTCAAGCTTGGCGACCACCAGCGTGGCTTTTTGCTTCTTGCACAAATCAAGCGCTGCTTGTAGGCTTGGGCGGTCTTTGAGTCTTTTACGGGTGCCAGATTCGATCTCGGTAAACTCGCCGATGATTGACCATTTGCCGCCATTGAGAAATGTATTGACCAGATCGCGCTGGGCGGCCAGTCCAAGGCCAGATACGCCTTGCTTGTCTGTAGAGACTCGGTAGTAGGCTATGAATTTGCCTGTGTGGGGGGTCATGGTAGAACTCCAGTTTCTCGGTGGTTCGGGGTAGTGCTATCAGATTGATATCACTTGCCGCTATTCTAGTACAGAACCCATGTACCGTGTAAAGCGATATTTTATCTTTATTTCATAAGTGTTTTCCCTATGATCATGATACATGTACAGAATTCAATGGGTATGATTGCTATCTGTTTGCAATCACACACAAAAGACCATGTACAAACCACAGAAAGAAGCCAAGGCGGCAATCTTCATCAGACTGCGGCCTAAGACCAGAGACTTGCTTGACGACGCATGTGAGGCGCAGCAGCGCAGCCGGTCAACGCTGGTTGACCAGATCTTGGAAGAGGTGCTGACGACGCACTACTCGGACATCAACTCACGGCTGAACAACATGATCGGCAAAGCATGACTGCCGAGCAAGCACACAAGCTGCTTGACAGGGTGCGAGATGGCCAGCTGGTGCCGCCTTACATGATTGAGCTGGCGCTGGTGGCCACAGGCGACAAGGATGCGGAGTTCAGCCATGAATGAAACGATCCTGGCCCTTGATCTGGGCACCACCACAGGCTGGGCATGCAGACCCATGGACGGCAGCATTGTCCACGGCTGGGCGAGCTTCAAGCCCGGCAGGTATGAAGGTGGCGGCATGCGTTACCTGCGCTTCAAGCAGTGGCTGAATGAGCTCAAGGGCACGGTCGGCGACATCCAAGCGGTTTACTTTGAGGAAGTGCGCAGGCATGCCAGCACCGACTCAGCGCATGTCTACGGCGGCTTGATGGCCACCCTCACCTACTGGTGCGAACTGCACAAGATCCCTTACCAAGGTGTGCCGGTGGGCACCATCAAGAAGCATGCGACCGGCAAGGGCAACGCCGGCAAGCAGGACATGGTCGTGGCCATGCAGCTGCGTGGCCATCCAGTCACAGACGACAACGAAGCCGACGCGCTCGCCCTCCTCCACTGGTCACTGGAGAAGCACACATGAAGCTTATTGAATTGCACTGGAACATCAACGCAGAAGAGGGTCGTGTCAAGTACACCAAAACATTTGATGAGTCGCATTTCATTTTGCAGCTCGACATGCTCCAAGACTGCATTGTTGACCTTACAGATAAATACAACGAGATCTTGGATAAACCAGAGCAAAGGAAAACACATGATTAGTTTTCTTATTTGCGTTGCGCTCATGTTCTTGGGCTCATTCATCACGCTGTTGGCCATATGGGCTTTGATTAAGTTCTTGGAGATCAAGTGATGCACATCAGCTACGTCAAGTTGTTTCGGGACGACGAAGGCACCGTGCGTGACACGCAGGAAGCCAACGGCGAGTTTCGCAACCTGCACTACCAGATTGACTTGCTTAAACACGCGCTTGAGCGGGAGATGAACACGGTGGCCGACCTGCGCGAGCTGCTAGATGAGGTCAGGCGCATTGCGTTTGAGCTAAACGAAGAGATATTGAAGGACACCCATGCCAAGACCCAAGAGTGAGATTACAGGCAAGCAGATCAGCATCGCGGTGCGGGTCACTGCAAGCCAGAAGCAAGCCTTCAAGGACATAGGCGGTGCCACTTGGCTGCGCAAGCAGCTGACAACTGAGCTGGAGCGGCGCTGGCAAGCACAGCAGCCAAGCATTGGCCAAAAGATCATCAGCCGTGTCTTCGGCAGATGAGCTCACCTGCCACAGCTGCGGCAAGGTACACCCAGATGCAAGGTCAGTCACCCTGCCTGACGGCACCAGCGTGGGCAGCTACAGCGAAGCCTACCGCGCCTACACCGAGGCCAAGTGGGTTTTCGACAAGCTGCCTGTCACTGTCAACACAAGGCGCAAGAAGACACCGCAGATCAGCCGGCGGGACTACATCTTGGCTGTACAAAACAAGCGTGGCCAAGCCGCGGCCAATGAGCTGGCCAACAACGTCACCAAGCTTTGGAAGGCATCCAAGTGAACGCGATGACTGAACCAGTCCACTTCAACATGCCCAAGAAGCCAAAGATCAAGGAAGAGCCTTTGGCACCAGACCAGCGAAAGATCGCGGTCATCCCGATCAAAGCATGCACCGACAAGGATCTAACACCCGGCATGATCAAGTCACTCATCCTGATTTGCAGCTACATGAACCGGTCTGGCATCACTTGGGTTAGCCAAAAGACCATGGCAGACAGGCTCGGCATCAGCCAGCAAGCCATCAGCAAGCACCTTGTCAAGCTGACCAAGGCAGGCTACCTAGAAGTACTCAAGAAGCCCATGCCGGGTGCAAGGTACACAACTTGGCGTGTCATCTTCGACCCAACCATCAGCGCCGAGGATGCAGTCAGCATCACCAGCGCCATCGAAGACACAAGGCCACCCTACATGAAAGAACAACAAGCCATGCAGGCAGAACAAGCAGACAAAGAGGGCCAAGCCAGAGTCGCCCAAGCTATCAGCAAAGTACTCAAGCAACCCAAACAAAGGTACACCATCATGCCCAAGTCAGGCGAGACAATCACAGTCAAAAACATGAAAGCAGCCATCAACAAGGCACAAGCCAAGGGAGCACAGGCACAACCCCCAGAGGTTGTACAACTAGACAGCAAACAAGTACAACCAGCGCCTGTGGATAACTTTGTCCAGATACAACCTGAAGGCGTTTATGGCACAACCTCTGAGGGTTGTAGAGAACACATAGAACAAGGGTTGCTGTTGTCTTCTGTGGATAACTTTAAAAAAGAAGATGCAGACATGTCTGTATTGAACAACCAAGAAATCGCACAACTTGTTAGCGACGGCATGTCTGCACAGCAGATTAGATACAACCTTGAGGTGCTGCTCCCGCTGTACCGAGCCGAGGGCATCACACCCAGCAGCCACGTCCTGATGGCAGGGATCAGACAGCTGGTGGCAGACACCCGATGATTGGATGCCTCGCCAAGCCCTTGGATGGTGCCATGCAGACTAGACAGCATGCTGGCCTAGGCACAGGTAGCCACCAAGCCCTTCAGCGCCTTGTAGGCCGTTGTAGACAGCCTGTACAAATGGCATACGAACGTATGGATTCTGTACAAGCAGGGTGCAACGAGGGGTGTCTGGCTGCTGGCGGCAGGGAAAGCCGCATATTTGCTGGCATCCCGGCAGGCAGGCCGCGGCAGGGCCGCGCCACAGGGATCGATACCCTTGCCCCCCGCCCCCTCACCGTAGCGATGGGGGGTCATCCCGAAATTTTCCCTTGTTTTTCCCACAGGAGTTTTCCCTTGTTTTTCCCCGGAAGTTAGCTCTTCCCTTTTTTTTCATGTGTAGGACAATAACCAAAAGGAGCATTTGCAATGCAAGATGACCGCGAGATTAAGCCCAGTGAGGGCAAGGCTTGGAAGAACATTGACAAGACTGAGACATGGCACGGTGACTACAAGGGCACGTTTGTGATGCCTGATGGCACGAAGCACTTCCTTGATGTCTACGTCAACAAGAAGGATGACGGCGGGGTTTGGTTCAAGCTCAAGGTGGGCAAGGCCAAGATGGCTGCTGCTGTGGTGCCTGAGTATGGTGCTGCTGTTGCCCAGCCGAAGCCAAAGGCTGTGGTGCCAGACCTTGATGATGACATTCCTTTTTGATGGGGGCTGACATGAACAACCCACCAGCATTTCCAGTTCCTTTTGAATGGAACAATGAGTTAATTCAATACGTTGGCATGAGCCTTCGTGACTACTTTGCGGCCAAGGCGTTGCAGGGCTTGCTAGCCAACGGCGAATATTGGGACGATGTAGGCGGCACCGACTCAGCCAAAAGTGCAGCCTTGGCCTACTGCCACGCAGACGCAATGATGAAAGTCCGTGATGCGCAGGGTTAAGTCAACCGTGATCCCTCCCTTGACCAACTGGGGTGGGGTGAGGTCTGTGCAGCGCAGGCTGGATCGCAGCACAACGCTGGTGGCCAACAAAGAGGCTGTGGCCTATGCGTTGCTGAGCATGGCCAACACCAAGCTGACAGACATCATGTCATGGGATGAGCAGGGCAATGTGACGGTGAAGAGGTCTAGCGATATCCCCGAGCATGCGCTGCATGCGATCAAGTCTGTCAAGGTCAACAGCAAGAAGGACTCTGACGGCAATGTGTACTCCACGCTGGACATTGAGCTCTACGACAAGGTGGGTGTTTTGCGTCTGCTGGCCAAGGCAAGTGGACTGCTTGACAACCCGGATGACGGCAGCGAGAAGCCGTCTGTGATTGATATCAATGTCGTGGCACCAAGGGGGGAAGCATGATTGAAAGTAAAAAGCCTGTGGCTTGGAGATGGGGAATAAAAAAGCTTAACGGGTCTTATGAGTGGCGCTACTCGCTTAACAAAACACAAAGTACTTCGGTGCCTCTCTACACCCGGCCATCACAGCGCACATGGGTTGGGCTGACGGATGAAGAGATTAAAACAATTTGTTCGGAAAACGGATGGGATAGTAGTTGGCAATCTTTACGCTTTGCCAGAGCCATTGAAGCCAAACTCAAGCTAGGGAACCATGTGGCGCAAAAGACAGATTAGAAAACTGGAGCAAGAAGATGAGCCGTACAAAAGAGATGTCCGACAAGACGGTGCCGATGGCCGGCTTGAACCTAGACTTCAGCGAGTCGCCGGTGATCTACGACTTCATTCAGTCCAAGAACTTTGTTCAAT